CATAAACGGCGGAGAAATTCGTAATTCGAGACTGTAAACTTTGGGGAATTGAAATTCTAGAATGCGGTGTTTGGGTTGACGTTGACTACGCCGATTCTTTAGAAGATGCCTTGACATTGGCTAGTTCCTTGGTAAGTTACGATAACAAGTTCGGGCTTTGCGCCCAAGATGAAAAAATACGAATCGTGACGCCAGATAATAAAATTTTATGACACAAGAACAAATAAAAGAATTCCAAGACCTTCGATTTGCTATCGAAAAATACTACGAAGGCCATCCGTTCGGAGATTTTTGCGACGAAGATACATTGATTAATATTTGCGATGCCTTACTTAGCCTTTTAGATTATTCGGTTCCCAACTGGGAAGAGGACTATGAATTTGAAGAATAAAAAATCGAAGAACCGCCAAACCCATGAGGATTAGCATTTTCTTTTTACTTCTACTTGCAATTTGGGAAGCGCCAAATATAATTCGGGCGATAAACCAAGTCCCTCTGCAAAAACAACAATCCGCCGAAAGGTTGAATCTAGTAAAAGCTCTTATCAAATGATTGCCGAAATTCTAGAATACCACGCCATCAATCGCAACACTGGCAAAGACTACGAATTTAACTCATGGGAATCCGCCCAAAGTTTTTGCGACGAAAAGAATGAAATAATTAACCCTTGGGACGAAATTAAATGGGAAGTCTGGGCTAGATTTATGTATCCTAATACCTTTAAACAATGATTAAAAATCCAAAACTTAATCAAAAGGTCTATTTTGTAGGCGATAAAGACGAAGTTTGTCAAGGGAAAATTTCTCAAATTTACAACGATCCATCAGTTGGAATAGATAATTTCCTTTATCTCAACAAAGCATATCTTTTTTCCACAAGAAGTCGGGCCGAAAAATATGTTGAGTCTTGCGAAGAAGTGGATTACTTTACCCATCAAAGAAATTTTTACGAAAAGCTAATGAAAAAAGCCTTAATCAAATACGAACAATTTCTAAAATGATTAAAAACCCATCCCACCTCCAAACCGTCTTCTTTATAGAAGATTGCGAAATCAAAAGCGGCAAAATCACATACCAATTCGAAGCCGAAGATAAATGTCCGCCTGCTGTTGAAATTAGCAACTGGTATCACCGTTATACAACGGAAATCTATTCGACCAAAGAAGAAACCCAAAATGCTCTCCCAAAAGAAATCTCCAAAAGTCTTAAAAACCTTAACAAAAGAATCAAAGACCTCTCCAAAAAGCGCGAAAAACTCGCAAGTAGGTTGGCTAAAATTCTAAAAAAATGAACGACCTTTTGCGATTTAGATTTGATCAGAAGTTTGTTGTTTTTGATTTTGAATCAAGCAATCTTGCTATTTGCAGTGAGACTCCATGGCAATTAGGATTTATTACCGCCAAGGGTAAATTCATCACTGATAGCTTTGAGCGCAAAATCAAATGGCAGAATTATTACGTTTCGCCCGAGATTGCCGTTTTCAACCACTTTGACGAGCAGCAATACCTGCGTGAGGCATGCGACCCCGTAGAAGTGCTTGACGAGTTTGAGAGCTATCTATATGATCCATCCTATATGAGCATTTCCATGAACGGGTTGGGTTTCGACTGCTACATTCACAACAATTGGAGAAAAAAGTTGGGCCGAAAGACAGACTACTCTTGGCTAGACCGTCATTGGGATATTTTAGCAGTGTATCGGGCGATTCAAAGCGGCGCAAAAAACCCGCCAAAAGATGATTTCTTGGCTTGGCAGTATTCTTGGATCAATCATAGGGATAGGAAGATTAAAGCGTCACTATCGAGCCAGTTGAAACATTATTCGATCCCATTTAGAGAGGAGGATAAACACCAAGCCTTAATTGATGTGGAGCTAACTTTCGAGGTTTTTAAGAGGCAGCTTTTTGAGCTAGATATTTAATCATGAAAGACCCAACACTCCAAGAAAAAACCCTACCATGGCTACTCGCTTGCTTTGGGCAACAAATCGCCAACGACAAGAAAGAACGTAATCATCGTTTCCTAGAAGAGGCGCTTGAGCTTGTTCAATCATGCGACTGCACGGTGAGCGAGGCCCACCAATTGGTTGATTATGTGTTTAACCGTCCAGTTGGAGAAAAGGTTCAAGAGGTTGGAGGCGTAATGATTACTCTTGCCGCTCTCTGCTTGGCGAATAAGCTTGACATGCATGAAGCTGGCGAGGTTGAATTGGCTAGAATCTGGACTAAGGTTGATCAAATTCGCCAAAAACAAGCAAACAAGCCAAAACACGGCCCACTTCCTCAATAAATGGATTTTCTAGACACTCTCCCAGTCTCAGTTATCGACATTGCGCCGCAAAAGAAGCGCGAAAAACAAGATCACGCCCAAAAATCAAGTCGCCAAGGGTTTTCGCCGTTTCCCATGGAAGTTTCATCCCTATGCTTTCAATACTTCATGAGGGACGCAACGCACGTCTTTGACCCTTTCGCTGGATGGGGAGACAGACACGAAGCCGCAAAAAAATACAACAAAAATTATACGGGCTACGATTGTTCGCCAGACGCCATCGCCAAAGCGGCGGAAAAAGGTTGCGTCAATTATTTACAGAATAGTTTAACGGCAGAAATCCCAGAACATGATGGGTTGGTGACTTGCCCTCCATACTGGAATCTCGAAAAGTATGCTGGCGAGGGTATCGACAAACACAAAACGTGGGAAGAGTTTCTTTGGGACTATAAAACGATCTTGACACACTGTTACGCTAAAGCTAAATCTGGATCAACCTATTGTATTATGGTTGGAGAGTGGCGCAAGAACCACAAATTCTATGATTTAGAGTTCCAAACTCGCAGATTTATGAATGGGCTTGGAGCCGTCATATTTGATCAGATCATCATAAGCAGAAAAACTACAAGCAAAATCAAAATAATGCTTCCCCAAGCGAAAAGACTGGGCTATAGTGTTCGTGTACATGAATCATTGCTAGTTTTTAAGAAACCGTAATATGCTTAACCATTTTCAAAAATACTCTAAGGTATTAAATCGCGGCGTAATTTTGCCATCAATTTCTATCGACCAACGATTTTACGATGAGCTTGGGTTAAAGAATACAGTCTCGAATTACGAATTTCTCCGCCGTTTATGCTGGAAAGGTATTCAAGATAAGGGTATTGATAAGCTGCCAAAAAAGCAAGAATACTATGATCGTATCAAAAAAGAACTAGACGTTTTCAAGGAAACCACGTTTGATAGCTATGTTCTCTTGAATTGGGACTTTCACCAATTCTGCCACAAGGAAAATATCTTGACTGGATGGGGCCGTGGTTCGGCGGCGAGTTCACTTGTTTTGTATCTCCTAAACATTACGAGAATTGATCCTCTCGAATATAATCTATACTTTGAGAGATTTCTTTCTGTTGTCCGCGCCAAAAAGATTATTGATGACGATGGAACTGTTTATCTTGATGGCAGCGCTCTTTGTGATGTTGACTCAGATATTTCATACTCCGAAAGATATAGAGTTATTGACTATCTCTACGAAAAACATAAGGGCAGAACGGCCAAAATCCTAACCCTTGGAACTCTTAGTAGTAAGGTTTGCATTACGGAATGTTGTAAAATCGTTGGCGGTATGTCTCCAGAAGACGCCAAACACGTTAGCGATATGGTTCCCAAGAGGTTTAATATTCCTGTTTCTATCAAGGAGGCTATTGTGGAGAGCGAGAAATTTTCTATTTTCGCCAAACAAAATGAAAAGATTGTTGAAATCGCCCAAAAGCTCGAAAACCTAATCAAAAATACAGGCATTCATGCATCTGGTATTGCGATTAGCCATGAAAATATTGAAGAAACAATTCCCCTTGAACGATGCAAGGATGATGAGAGCGGCGAAGAGGGCGTTGTGACGGGTTTTGAAATGGGCGATGTTGGATCATTGATTGTGAAGGTTGACGTTTTAGGACTGAAAACATTATCTGTTGTAAACGATACATGCAAAGATATTGGTATAGACCCAAATGACATTCCCAAAGAAGACCCAGAGACATATAAATTCCTACAAAATCTTGTTGCTCCACAAGGGCTGTTCCAGATAGAGACGGAGACAGGCTTCCGAGTTTGTCAAAAGGTGAGGCCGAGAGATTTGCATGATTTGGCAGCTATTTTAGCAATTGCCCGTCCTGGCGCTCTTGCTTATGCTGATAAATATGCCGAGTTTGTAAATACGGGGGAAAGTCAAAGTGTTCATCCATTCTTTGATAGTGTTTTGGGAAGAACTGGGAACATCCCGATCTTTCAAGAACAATTATTGGCGATGCTTAATAAGATTGGCCTATCACTAATTGATGCAGACCGCGTAAGAAAATGCGTTGGTAAGAAGTTAGTCGAGGAAATGAAAGAGTGGCAGGGTAAAATCTATGAAACTGCCGAGAAAAACGGACTGGATAAATCTGTTGGAGATGTTGTTTGGAAGGTTGCGGATGAGAGTAAAAATTATTCGTTCGCCGCTGGGCACGCATTTCCATATTCCTTCTTGTCTTATCTTACAGCTTATTTAAAGAGGCATCATACCGTTTTCTTCTATAAGAATCTTCTGCAAATGGCGACCACAGAGCAAAAGCCATTCGAGGCTATTTCGTCTATTTCTCAGGAGCTTCATTTATTCAATATAACACTATTGCCGCCAGACCTAATTAAGAGCGACAAAATCTTCAAGGTTGAAGGTAAAAATATCAGATATGCATTAGCTTCTGTTAAGAGTGTTAGTGAGAAAACGGCGGAAGCTCTAGATATTTTCAGGGGGAAACCCTTAACCAACAAATTTGAAATCTTCAACGAAGCCAAAGAAGCTGGCCTAAATATCGGCGCTCTTTGTTCTCTCATCCAAGCTGGCTGTTTGGATTCCTTCAACACCGACAGGAGCTTGCTCATGTTGGAGGCTCAAGTTTTCAATACCTTGACGCCGAAAGAAAAACCTCTCGTCACAAACTACGGCCAAGCATTTAATTACGACATTTTGGCGCTCTTGAAAGCAGTTGGCGAAGGTAAGTTGCTAAATGACAAAGCCAAGCCCATCATTTCCGCCAGCCGTTTAACTACTTTGCGCGAAAAATACGGAGACTACCGCAAGCTCTACGACCACAATCACCAGCATAGAAAATTCTGCGAGTGGTTCTTCGAGAAAAAGCTTCTGGGCTACTCTTACACGCACAACTTGCGCCAAGTATTTAAGGACAACCAAGGATTCACGCCAGTTATTGAATTACTTTCCCTAGCCGACAAAGACCGCGTGCGAATTGTCGGCACGGTTGACGACTTTGCCAAGTCCAAGAGTAAAAAGAACGACAAACCCTACCTCCGAATTAACCTCTCAGACGAGGGCGGGAAAACAACAGTTCTATTCTTCGACAAACAAAAACTCCACAAAGACCAAAAACCCAGCTTTGACGATCATCCAATGACGATGTTTTTTAAGTCGGCCAATTTAGAAAAAGAGGATATTATTGTCATAGACGGCCAAAAATCGGGCGACATTGTTTTCGCCAATGAAATTAAGAAAATTGACACCCAAATCTTTAGCAAAGTATCGGAGGCAAAGAAATGATTAAGAAATTCAAAATTTGGAATAAAGAACAAAAAACCTTAAACGGCCCATTCTCATTCGGCGACATAAGAGCTTATGATGGAGAATGTCAGGTCATCTTTTTCGCTAATTCGAGTGGCGATTTTTGCGATATAGGAAATAATCTTGGATATTCGCAGGATCACACGAAGGAAATGCAGCAAAACTTGGAATTTTTACAATTTACTGGTCTTCTCGATAAAAACAACCGCGAAATTTACGAAGGAGATATTGTTTGTGGCGAATTCTATGATACGGAATACCGCCATTCAAGAACAGTAGTTCATCCAGTAGTATTCAATAGCGGGGCATTTAATATTTCTTCTACCTTATGGTTTAAGCACAGCTTAAAAATTCTTGGCAATATTCATCAAAATCCCGAACTTCTTTCTTGACTTTTCCCGTAGATTTCGTATATTCTCACATGCAGTTCGCGCCCAACCTCAACCGTCTAATCGCCCTCGTCAATCAATCCGCCAAGAAGAAGAACCAAGACCCCAACACGCCCGAACTCTTCATCCAATTAATTAGCGACGAAAAACACGCCAAAATTCTCCGAAAATTATCACTCAACGGCGAAGCGATTGTCAATTCAGTGTCGCAAATTGGTATCGCCTTCCCAACAACAGTTTCGGGCGAAGATGCTGCGAAGGAATACAATGAAGTCCTATCTTTGGCCGAAAAAATCTCCGACAACCACAAACACGATTTCGTTGACACGGAGCATGTAATGGTTGCGCTCTTAGAAGTGGGCAATTCAATTCGTGCGTGGATGACCCTACTCGAAGACCAACAGCAATTTCCTACGGCCAAATTCAATCAAGAATGCAATAAGCTGCTAGAATTTGATAAACCGCAGCAGAAGAGGGAAGACGAAGAGGAATTCAATGACGAAGACATGCCGCCGAACATGCAGCGTTTTCTTCATAACGTCACTGCCGAAATCTCCAACAAAGGTCAACAAATCTTTGGCCGCGAAAAAGAAATCACCGAATTAGTCAATATTGTCACCCGCCAACGCAAGAATAATGCATTACTCATTGGCGACGAAGGAGTTGGCCGTAAAAGTATTTGTCGTGGTTTGGCCGAAAAGATTATGTTTGGTAACGTGCCAGACCATCTAAGGTTTAAAACCGTATATCAGCTTGACTGCCAAAAGCTAATCGGCGGAACAAGCATGTTCGGCGCAATCGAACAAAGAATTTCCAACATCAAAGAAGAACTGGAAAGCGTTTCTGGTAGCGACTCAATCATCGTTATCCCATCCCTACCTACAAGCGTTGGCAAAAATAATGACACTAGCTTGCTAAACCTCTTGGAATCAATCTTCGAGAGCGACAAGATTCCCGTCATCTTAATTTGTACCCAACAAGAATACAAGAAAAACGAAAAAGACCTCCTAGCCTTTGAGCAAATCAAGGTTTCCGAACCATCCAAAGATGAGACGCTCAAGATTGTTTTGGGTAGTATTTGGAAAATGCAAGCCCACCATATGGTGTTTATGGACTTTGACGCCGTAAATACTGTAATCGACCTATGCCAAAGGTTTTTGCCGTATAGGAAGTTTCCAGAAAAAGCGTTGGACGTTCTGGATACTATTCTCTCAAACGCTAAAAACAAGGCATACACGCCGCCCGAATCTATCGCCAAAATTGAGAGCCAGATTACTCAAACGCTAATCTCTTACGCGGCGCAGGGTAAATCCGAAGAGGAAGCTAGGGCGAAGGTTGAAAAGCTGGAGAACAAATTCCTTTCGGCCAAAGAAAAATGGGGCAACAAAGTGATGAAAAATCCACCAGTTGTTTCGGTAAAAGACGCTATTTCAGCATTCGCTGAAAAGTATAAGATTGCTGAGAATCAGATATACCAGACTCAGGGAGTATTGTTATCTGATCTATCTGGAAATTTAAAGAAGGATGTATTTGGCCAAGATGAAGTGATTAATCAAGTCAGCGATATTTTACTCTGCACAAAGGTTGGGTTGCGAGACACTACCAAGCCTATTGCAAAGTTCCTATTCGCTGGAGGCACAGGAACGGGGAAAACCCATCTGTCTAAGAAAATCGCCAAACATTATTTTGGCGATGAAAAAGCTTATCTCAAGGTTGACATGAGCGAATTCCAAGAACGCGGCACAGTTTCAGGCTTGATTGGAACAACGGCTGGTTATATTGGCTACGAAAATGGTGGCCGATTGACTGAATTTGTTAAACACAACCCATCTTGCGTTGTCATCTTTGATGAAATCGAGAAGGCTCATCCAGACGTTCACAATCTTTTGCTCCAAATCATGGACGACGGCTGTTTGACAGATGGGCAGGGCTATAAGGTTGATTTCACCAATACAATCATTATCCTAACGACAAATCAAGGTTCCGCCGATAACAAAAGAAGCATGGGTTTCTTGAACGACAAAACCGTTCAAACCAATTACTCCGACTCAATTAAAAAAACCTTCAAGCCAGAAATTATTGGCCGAATTGATGAGGTTTTCGTCTTCAACGATATTGATGAGAAGACCTCCAAACTAATCATCTGGGACTCTGTAAACAAAATCATTCTCGCCCTAAAAGACCAAAATATCAACTTGACAGTAGAAGATTCGGTTGTAGATTACTTGCACAAAATAGTTAGCTCCAACGCATCGCATGCGCGAGCAGTTCAATCGTCTGTGCAGAAAAACTTGACAACGCCAATCTCCAAACTACTAATCAAGGAACGGCCAAAGGTAATCGTTGCAAGCATGGAGAATGGGCAAATCAAACTTAACTAATATGAAGACTATAAAAGATATTCTCGAAATAAAAGTAGAAAAATTCGGAGATGGATTTGTTGCTGATGCTAAGATTTTATCTGGGAGTCCTCCGATAGGGAGAGGTAAAACGGAATACGAAGCGTTGTATGACCTACTTGCAAAATTAATGTTCCAAATTGGAGGCCCAGATTGTGATAAGGGCCACAAAAATCAATGGATGACTGCGATAGAAAACTTTTGGATCAAAGTATAAAACCTGAGACACTTCTCTAGCAGTCCGTTAATATATTACTCACCCAAACACACATGAACACCACAGAAACCCAAATCCGCAACACGAAAGGCCGTTTTTTCGGCATCACCCTCAAATCTGGCCTAGTCTTTAATGCCCAGCTTCGAGGAGAAACGCCAAAGATGTTTAAATTCTACGACCCGAACGGCCCACGTCTCCGCAAGGTTCTAAAGCGTAATATCGTTATGGTCAACGCGAGCTAGTCTCAAATACAACTGTCCCAGCATAGGCAAATTAGTTGCCTCATACTGCCCCTAGCGAAGTTCCGTCAAGATTAAATCGCTAGGGGCGGTTCTCTTTTAAGGGTTTTGTTACTATAACATATGGCCGACCTTCTCCAAGACAAAGTATTTATTTTCGCCCAAAATCCCATTCCTTCTGAGTCGGAAATCTACTTCTTAGAAATGGCCGCAAATGAAGCCAACCTCGGGCCGATTAAAGACGCTGAAATAATCAGCTACGGCGACAACTATGACACATATAAGACAGTAACAAAGTTCGGAGCAAAGGTCATAAAACTATCCCTAGACCCAACCTCAGATTTCAGTGAACCCGAACCCCCAAACGGGCCAAAAACATTCGCCATTGTCAATTCAGAAATCGGCGGAACTCCAATCGTCGCAAAAATTGAAGATTATATTAGCGGTGCAAATCTTTCTGAAATCGGCGAATCTGCCATCTTCACAATTTGGCCGAAAGCAGTAGAATCAATTGTCCAAAATTCCCAAACAGAGGCCAACAAAACCCTAAACCAACACCTAAAGGAGTTATTTAAAAAAACCTCCATTGATGACGACGAAAACCTAGATACGCTAGTCAAAACGAACAGTTCAAACTACCAACTCGTCAAAAGCGGCATCGCGGAATTAAAACAGGAGGTTCAAACGCTCTACAAAGACTGGTATTCTTCCAATACTCTGGTTCACGGAAACATATCGTTGGACAACCTTTTTGTAAGCAAGGATAAGGTGATTTTCTCATCATGGGGAAATTCTTATTCGGCCAATCTCCTTCTTGAACTCGCCGCTCTTAAAATGAACATCGACTTCCCGCAGGAAATTGAATACGATATTTTTTCAGAGCTTAAAAAACAGGCTTCACTAACCCATTCGTGGGAGGAATATATTCAGTGTAAGACGTTTGTGGCATCGTATAAGTTCTTGGAATGCGTCTATTCCTTCATCAAAGAAACGTTCCTATTCGAGGGCAAAAGGCAAGGTGAAATCTTAAAACTGTCGGCCTTTTTCTGCCGAAACTTAGGACAGTTCAACAAACTCGCTGGTTTCAGGAAACACCAAGACGAGTTGCTAAAACTATTCAGTTCCCCAGTGGTTTAAACCCAGCCAGTTAAGTGAGTTCGGCCCCAAGCATTTGTTCCAGTGCAAATAAACAAATGGCCGCTACCAACGGCAAATTGGCCCCTTGTTCCAGCCGCGCCAGTTCCAGTTGGGATACCCGTTCCAGAAATAAATAATCGGTTAATGTTCAAGTCGCCAACTCCAGTTATATTTCCAGAAACCAGCAAGCTGGACGAGATAGACGCGCTTTGGTCAACGATTAAATCGTCCGTTTGCACGAATCCATCAAAATAGGCGTTTTTGAATTGAGCGGCTAAAGACCCTAGATCGTAGAGGTTATTAGTCTTCGGCAAAAAGTGAGTAGCAATATTTTTCGGCAGGAAATCGCCCGTAACTGTGAAATTACCAGTTAGATTCAAATCACCAGTAATAGTTGCCGTTCCGCCGACAGACAATCCTGTTGCTACAGTAAGATTTTCATCTACAACCAATGTGTCGAACCAGCCAGTTCCATCGCAGTAAACATTTTTCCATTCTTTTGTGACTGACCCAAGATCGTAATAATTATCGGTTTTTGGTGTCAAATTACCAGCGACGCTTCCGCTTGGAACAAAATCTCCAGTTAGGTTTAAACCACTATAAAACGTGGCCGTATCGTAGTACGACTTTTGGCCGCTAATGTTTTGAACGCCAGTATCACGCACGAATCCAGACCCGCGAATAATGATGTTATAGTAAGCTCCAGAGGTAGCTTGATCTATTTGTAGTCCGTTAAGATGATATACGCGAGAAGCCATAATGTGTTACCAAGAAGAAAGGACAACTCTGCCCCATAAATTTTGTCCAGTAGGAGTTAAGAAAGAAGTGCCGCTAACGGATGCCGTTCCAACGACGCCATAAGCTGTTGGGCTTGCTGGCGGCGAAACATAGCGAAAAAGACCCGTTCCGCCCAAAACCAAGGCTTGATACGCCCCAGAAATAGCTTGGTCAATTTGTTCAGCGGTGTTATAAAGCGTATAATCCATTAGAGCTTGATGATCTTGTTACAAACAATAGATGGTTGAATGTTGTTGTGTGCCGCGCCAGAGCCAAATCCGCCGCCAGCATCAGTTGAAACGGAACCATTAGAACCGTCTGTCACACCTTGCACACTTGCAGAGCCAGCTCCCCCAACCCCATTATAAATTCCGAGTCCATGTGTATGATTTGCGACAACAGGAAGCTCGCTCTCTGTTAAAGCATGTGTTTCTGACCCTACAGGCGTTCCCAATGTAGCGAAAGCTCCAGAGCTAGATTGACCAACAGCAACTCTTCCTCGTAAATTAGGAAGGGTGATTGTTTTATTAGCGTTAAAGTCTGCCGAGGCGGAAGCGCCTCTCCCGCTAGAAACAGGAGCTTCGGCGTTTGTAAGACTGCCCCAAAGGAGAGTAAATAATAATTCTGTATCAGCGTTAGCTCTATCAGCGCCAGAACTAGCATTTCCGATTGTTGATCCATCGGCCAAAACCCATCCAGACGGAGCAGATGTTCCCCAGTAATCAATCATCATTCCCGTTTGAACAATGGACGCATAAACTTCTGTGAAATTATCGTTCACTTTCTCCAAACCTTGATAAAGGAGGTCTGTTTGTGTGGAAGTATCAATGGTTTGTTGTGGCATAAATTAAGCGCCCGAAGCGTTACAAAAGATTACAGCGTCATTACAGTAAATAGCCGAACTATTACAATAAATCGGCTCAAAAAAGTTGACAATAGGTGCGCGGCCCCACAAATTTTGCCCAGTGCAAGCGTAAAAGTAGTTACCGCTAAAAGCCACGTTGTAGCCCGAAATTCCAGAAGAAGTGGCCGAAAGTGGCGGATTTACGAGCCTGATTAAGCCCGTTCCTTGAACGACTAAGCAATTGTACGCAGCAGAAACGGCCAAATTGGCCAATCCTATTGATTGCGTAAGCATATATTCGTCCATAGTCCTTGAATGGATTACACGCTAGTATGAGTCGATCCCTACGATTGAGCAGCTTCCCGTCCAGCTTTCATAACCGTTGAGAAGCGACGAAACGAAAAACCCATAAGTGTTAGAATTATACATTGTAGAATCAGTATAAACTCTAGTCGCCGAAGAGCCAATTTTAGTCGGCCCACTAACGCCAGACTCATATCTGTAAATGTTCCAGCCAGTAGGAATTCCATATCCAGAGTTGGCGCAATTCCACCGAAGAGTTCCTTGCTCATTGAATGTGGCTGATCCTTCATCAAACGCCAATCCAGAAGCACAATCTCTAACTACTCCAGTCAATGAGCCAGACATAACCCCAGTTCCTCTGTATCCAATAGGGTAATACTCAAAGAAATTAGTTGAATATGGAGGAGCGCCAAATGGAGCCGTTGACGTTCTTCTGTGTAATAAACCAGTCGCAGAACCCGCTCCCGTTGGAGGAACAAGCCTGAGCATATTTGAGAAAAAGTTGCTAGTTTGAACGGGAGAATTATTAAAGGAAAACCATCCGTTTTGCCCGCTTCTAAAGAATACCTCTACAGCTTCGGAGTTTCCACTCTCAACAGATAAAGAGATATTATCTGGAACCGTAGCTACTAAGTACTTATTCCACCTAGCGAAGTTTATCTGAGGGGCCGAAAATGCCGCCCTAGCTGGGAACCAATTTTGATTGTAGTTAACAACTTGACTTCCAGAATACTGGAAAATATCTCTATCAACCCTATACCATAAAGACCCAGTTCTCTCCGCCAGAGAAAGGCCGCTTGCGACAAATATGCCACCACTATAAAACGTCCCATACTCAAGAGTTTTTCCGTTAGAGATAGAATCGGATTTAACAACCGCTGGATAGGAAACAAAAGAGCTAGAATTTGACGACGAAAAGCCCCCAGTTGCAGATGTAGCGGACGCGAAACCGCTTTCAAAAAGCCCAATGCTATGCCAAAAATACGTTGGCGCGACAGAACAAACTGGATTAGCTCCCTCCTCTACATAATTATCATAGGTACACATGATATACCCATCGCGAGAAAGCATTGTCTCTACTTCACAATCGTCATTATATGCTCTGCAAAATGGATCAAAAATAAGACTAAAGCCATCAACCGAAACGAGCCTTCTCAAATCCGCCGACCTCAGAAGAAAATCGTCAAGAGAAGTTGTGTCGCCCTGTTTATAGGAGAAACCCTTGTTTTCAGAAGCGGCGAAATCAAATTGGGCGCTAAATTCGTACATTCCATTAATGGCGAGAGAATCTTTCTTCTCGCGCAAAACGCAGTCGTCAAATTTTATCCACCTGTTTTTGACAATGTGGCCCGTTTCATTCAGGGCGATAAAGTCCGACGTAGATAATCCAGATAAATATTCGTCTTGAGGATCACGGTGAAAGATTTCGATTGTTTGCTTCGATTCGTTCCTCATTAGAGATTCAAACGAGCCAGTAGCGTAATCCGAGACTATACCGTTGATTGAAATAGACCCTTGAACAGGGAATTTAATGTCTCGCCCATAAACATGATCACTACCAAACCCGTAGGAGTTTTCCCTATCAACCGATAAGGATATTTCCATATTCTGGACATGAGCATTGTTCCATGTGTCTAGAGCCTGATTAGGAATCTGGATATTTGAAAACGATGGCTTGAATCGGGCCGTCCAAATGTTTGGCAAAATACCCGTTAAATTTCCAGTAGGAAGACGATCTACTTGGTTTGGGTTTAGGAAAATAGTTGCCGCACTGCCAGTTGTTCCGCTTTCCAAGTTTATCGCTGGAATTTGCATGTAATTCCCGCCCAAAGACTCAGAAACGATATTCGACGCTACCAATTGACAAGATGTTTTGGCTGGTTGCCCCGCCGAAAAAGACTGAGATGCGTTAGTTAAGTAGCAGTTACCCAAAGAAACAACATTTACCCCACTAAACGAATCGTTATCCTTGATTTGTTTGATTAAATCGTAACCCTGCAAGTCGGAGAAGAAAAGATACCCGTTGAAGGAAAAATCATTAGCGCCAGTAAAAACTTGCTGATAATCTCCAGATGGACGATAGATCATTCCGATTAGAGAATCAGTGTCAAAATCTTGCCGCGAATAATAGCTTAAATTAGCGATAACATCGGGCGAAAAGTTGACAGAATCAACTCCATAATTTTGCGAGCCAATTTGCTTAGACTGAGTTCTCGCTGGCGACGTAGAAAAATCCACATTCTCTAAGAGGTTCAAGAAATACAGGCCCAAACACTCTCCCGTGGTGAAAGCTGGAGACGAATCAACTGCGAATAGGCAGGAATTGCTTTTAATGAAGTTAGGCATGTTCTTGGATTACAGCATCTAGCCACTTTGTCATTTGTGATTCGCTAGTTCCTATGGATTTGTAGTGCTCTAATGCCTCAAAAACGGGCATATCAGTTTCTAACATGGCTCGAATATGATTTTTAAATTTATTCTCGCAAGTTGGCCTATAAGGAGCGCCATTAGGGCGTCTGAATTTATGCAACCAAGAAAGTTTAGATAAACACATCGTCTTCTTTCCCGCTTGCCTAAACTTCTCATGCAAAAAAAATTCCTCTCCCCCAAAACCTTTACATTTACTCGGAAAACCTACCCAAGCGTTTTTCTTACATGCAAAAACTCCCATACCTTGAGCGGGGATTTCAAACGATTTGTGGCTTTTAACCCTAGCGTCATATGCCCATTGGCCGAACATCCCACTCCCCCATGTTGGTTTCAAGTGCGTGGCAATAACCTCCATATTATCGGACAATAGCGGCCCTTGTATTAAATTCCCCCCATCTTCGCCGCTTTCAAAGAAAGAAATTAAAGACTTAACAGCGTTCGGCGCGAACAAAACATGACAGTCGCAAACCAATACGTTCTCCGAAGATGCGTGCAAAAAAACATCTTCTTTGGAGAATGCGCCGCGAGAGTTGTCTGATTTAACGTATTTGATTCTTTTGTCGGTTTTGCAGAAGGCGGCGGTTTCAAGTCCCTCTTTTGATTCGGGGTTGTTGTCGATAACAATTATTTCAGCATTGGCCATCTCTTGGGCGTGATACATCTTTAATGACTGAATGGTGAAATATACACCATTAAAATCATCATACGTTGCCATGCCAATAGTGAGTTTATGCATAAACACATGGGCCTTCGAGTAGAAAATTCAATGCGTCTGGATCAAAGCAGGTAGGGCGCTCGGTTGTAGTGGTTGTAACTTCTGGCTCTTCCGTTGTGCTCGTTGGCATTTCTGTTGTTGACGTAGTAGGAGCAGCCGTCGTGGAAACCGCCAAGACACAAGCTCCAGTTGATGCTAACACGGCCTTTCCACAGCAGCTCTTATTAAACCCGTAATAAACAACCCCATCAGAGAGATAAAAAACAGATTGTCCCGAGAGGTAGTTGTTTGAATAATTTACTTTTGTTATTCCAGTTAGATCAGTCCAATTAGTGATAAATTCTGCCGAAGACGGCGAATTACACGCCGAATAAGCATCCAATCCAGCGTCAAAATTCCCAGTGTAGATAACTGGAGAACCCGCTGGCTCTGGCGTTGTGGTTGTTTCTTGGTATGGATTGTAGCCATAGCCCAAATTCCAAGCCCGCCCTGTCAAACCAGTAGCAAAAGGATATGATGAATTAGAAATCTCTCCATTGCCAGAGAAATTCGCAAACCCAGAAAAAAGACCGCCCGAATAAAGAGTCCCGAAAGTTTCGCCGACATAATAACCGCTGATAGAATTGCCCGTTGCATATATTCCAGTTACGCCCGAACTATTACCAATCCCAAAGTAGGTGGCGTTGTTGTTTTGGATTTGAATTTTTCTCAAATTAGGCTTGTCTCTCAAGTCGAACCCGCCGACATTATTATTCGCGTAATTAAAATCAACCAGATTCGGCGCAAAATACATATTTGCGACAGAAATTGAGTTGCCGCTCATGTTTAAATGAGTTAGGTCTTTTACTACATCGTATTTGCTCTTGATGAGGGATTGTCCAGTGCCAGTCAATCCGACAATCGGCCCAAAAAGCTTCAACGTATTAGGTTGGCCAGTATTCCCCCAAGAAACAGTTAAAGGAGACACCGAAATCAATTGCTTGAGATTGCCCGTTTGGTAGAAGCAATAGTCTGAGCCAGTAACGGAGATACTTAAAGACGGTCTGCCGCTTTGTTGCGTAAGCAGAATGCTCGGGAAACCAACCTCTTTGATTCCAAGAGGGTCTTCCATTAAGGATAGGGTAATGTTATTGCTTTCCTTGGCGTTCCACTTATGATCCCAGCTACTACAAACAAAGAGCTTGGACTTATTATAAATCTCGGGGAATTGATACTCGAAACGCTTATAGCCGAGTTTTGATTCGGCGAAATGGAGCAGGGCTTTTGTCTTTTTATCCGAGATATTCTGATACGAAATATCTATTGAATCAAATGCGTGAATATTCCTTTGTTCGTTAACCCTTTGAACAAATGAGTTTTTAAGCTCTGTCTTTTTAACGGTTGGCGTTTGAGAAATGGAGAACGCTTCGTTTGAATCTTCAAACAAGTTTGTTGTCCACTTTAAGCCCGTCGATAAAGGGTGATTAGCAATGCTGGAAGTGTGGTTGGACAGAGAGTAAAACCAATTATTAATCGGCTCTTCCATATCGTGCTGGAACCACAAAATGTCATACTTCTCATACGATTGGCCAGTTTGCCACTTTCTGAACTCGTAATTGACAAAGCTTTGGCCGCTCCAATCCAAAACTGGCGCGTTTCTTTCTACGGCGAAACTTAAAGATACGCCGTATTTGCCATTGTTTGAGGAATTTAATTGGCCCAAAGAATCAATCGTTCCGCTTTGCGTCCTATAAATACTAGAAGAGTCATTGAACGCAAAAATACCAGTGCCACTTTGGCTCTCGTAAAAGTTGACTAACTTTTGGGCGTCACTCTCACGCAAGGAGAAGTTTAAAGAAAACCCGCCGACAATACTATTCAATCCAAGCGGCGCAATACTTTGAACCTTGTCAGATGATAATAGATAACTATTCCTCGCCTCAAACCTCACGGATGAGCCGTATTCGGGCGAATAAGTCAATCCCGTTAAAAGATCAACTCCGCTGACATTCCTATCTCTGTCGTAAAAAAGACTCACTCGATGTATCCTTGGTATTGAAGTGTCACCGAAAGCGGCGCATCGACAGTTCCTTCGATTTGCTGGCTGACAATTGATGCGTTGTAAACTGGGAGAGTCATTAGGGTTTGCGTCAAATCTCTATTCTTTATATTAATAGTAAAATTTGGGGCCGAAACATATCGAACAAAATGATTCAAATCCAGCGCCGAAAAGCCTCCCACATCGAAGGTGGCAGATGCCGAAATAGAAATCGAGCCGTTAGTTTCTACACTATCGGGAAACAAGTTTGGGCCGACAGAGTATCTAGCCTTTCTAGGAACGTCTAGAGAGTAGTCGAAATTGTTGATGCGATTGGAATTTCCATAATCATTAGATATTTGCATACTCTTTGGAGACGGCACAAAAATATCAGGATGTGTTACTCCAGTATGATTTGCCACACCGCTTTTCATCTCCCCGTATGCCGTAAACCCGCAAGAAACACTCGCCACTTGCCCAACAGAGCATGACACAGAATAGCTGTTTAAATAGCCCGACTCAAACCCATAACTATTTGCACCGTAAGAAAAAACGCCCGAAAAACAAGACTCCCCAGTAAATCCAATAACTGGATCAGCGTAAACCAATGATCTAGTCAAATTCACACGCCCAACAGATGGGCTAATTTTCGTGTGGCCAAAATTTTTACGCCCAAGAGTTTGTAAAAGACCAATGCTGAAATCCGTTTCAAAGCCAATACTTGAAATGCCCGACAAATCGTAACCGTTGAGTCTAAACGATTGATCGTAGTTGGAGATTGTAGTGGTTTTAGACATTATCTCTTACTAAGAATGCCGCCAGGTCTTTGTTCTAGTTGAATCACTTGGACAACGGCGCTGCGAAGTTTTTCGGCCAACATTTTGTCGTTTTGGTTGTTGTTTCCTTCTTGAGATGACTGTTCGCCGTCTTTAGAAACTGTAACGTTGACGGTTACATTGCTTGCGCCTAGAGTTTTTTCAATTAATTCATCCAGTCTTGCGACTACGGCGGAATCATCTCTTTCTCCACTTGGAGACGCGCCGTTATTCATATTATAAAGCGCTGGATAGCCAATCTTTTTCGCCGCAGAAGAATTAAGCATAAATTCCCCACCGCTTGCCATAACGGGAATTGTATCTCCAGAACCAGAGATTGCGCCGCCAGCATTCCTTCTTAGGACGGTTGGATTAATGCTTCCAAGTCTTGAATGATAATTGTAGAGACTTCTATTGCTGCCAGAATAAAAATCAATAACATTTCGGCCCATTCCACCCCTATCATCAACCCGATATTCTCGGCCACCAATAAGAAGCTTAGTCCCTAGTGAGAATTTGTTGGATGCTACAGAATATCCAGCTATCAAGTTTCTTCCAGACGCACCAACAGTTTGGCTGAATCCTTCATAGCCTCTGGTTCCAGCGTCGGCTTTTAGTTGATCCATTCTTGTTGTGTAGTCAATATCAGCGTTTCCATAAGCTGTGGCCTTGTAGTTACCAGATGATGACGATCTTGATCCGCCAGACGACATTGAGAAAGGACTTTCGGAAATGCCGCGCACTCGACCACCATTATATTTTGTTTCGCCGCCTTTTTTGGCTCCACCTTTGGCCGCTCCGCCGCTACCGTTAAGTCCATAAGATATACCAGCGCTGACAACAGCAGTTGCCAAGCTAATCAGGAATTGCTTTTTCTTTTCTTTTTCAGCCTTCTTTTTAGCAGCTTGAGCTTCCTCGATTTGTTTATAATAGTCGGCGAGTTCTTCTTGGTATTGTTTTTCTTGGCCGAGTTGATCCGTGTATAGGCCGAAAGCTTGATCTTTAGCTTCTTGAGTGGCTTGAACGATTGGAGAATCGCCGAAACGATTAAGATTTGACAGTCTAAGGCTTTCGGGTTCAAGGGAAACCATTCCAGCGCCGCCCATTAACGAACGACGCCTATCTTGACCGCCAGAAGTCGCCGTTTGAGTGGCGAAATCTAGGAGATTATCTTTGCCGACAATACTACCCTGCCCACGGACTCCAGGTGCAAAGTATCCGCCCTGAGCCATTTGTCCGACAGAGCCTCTATTTAATGCTTCAAAGAATTGTGGGCCGTATTTTTCGACGCTCTTTTTGTTGACGACATATTCGCCGCCCATTAAGAGGGTTGGAACGTCATCTTTGGAGCCAGAGCCGCCTTTAACTCGGCCACCAGAGGCATATCCAGTGAACGCTCCAACGATACCAGAGATGATTCCGCCGCTGCCAGAACCTTGACCTCCTCTAGCACCGCTAGTAATAATATTAGCAAGATTAGTTAACGCTGCATCGCGCAATTTATTCGCAAATGTTAATGCCACGTCTAGTAAGGCGTCTTTCAAATTATCTGTTTGGGATACAGCAGCTTGCATTGCGCTTACAAGACCATCTCTGAAACCTTCTGTGGCGGTTTTGCCGAAAGTGTTGCCAAAATTATTAACTTCGTCACGCATGCCGCCAAGAGCTTCGCGCACACCGAAACCAAATGTGCGGCGTTTTTCTAGGTTTGCGTTGATAGCATTTTCTACGGCCAATTGTTTTTCGGCGTTAGATAAATCACTATTGCGGATGACAAAAATTTGTTGATTTAATTCTAGTTCTGTTTCAAGGTTTAGACGCTCAACCTTACTTGCGGCTGTAGCAATGTCGAATTGCTGTTGGCGGATAGCATTTTGCTCGGATAATGAGGAAACTAAATCAGCGCCACTTTTGCCCTTGACAGCATCGAATGATTGTTCGCCAATCAACCCGCTAACGATGGAGGATTTATCGTTGGCTTGAAGAAGGTTGAATTGGTTTTGAGCGCGATTTTCACCAAGACCTCTTTCAAATTCAAGAATAAGGTCTGCAAATTTTTGAGTAGCGTTTCCGAACGCGCCGATTTGACGGGTTGATTCATCGAGTGCGTCGATTTGGCCGTTAATTGAAATAATTTGGTCGACTAAAGCTAAATTGGCATCAATCAACTCCTGTGCTCTTTGATCCTCTGGCAGAGAGTTTATTTTATCATTACGAGCCTTGAAATCCTCAGTGGCTCTCGCTAGACTATTCTCTAGAAGAGAACGCTCTTTGGCAGCGGAATGTCTTTGATAGCTCTCATTCAGAAGTATTCCGTTAGCTGGGTTTGAGGCTTTAGCTTGGATTAGCGCCAAGTCAGCCTCAGTTTGCGAGCGAGAAATAGATAAAGAAGAAAGAGCTACAGACGTGGCATTAATGATTGGAACAAGCTTTCTTAAAGAATTATATTCATCGTTTCTAGCTCTACTACTATTGTCTATGCTAATAATATCGGCTTTAATTTTAGCTTCCTCTACGCCAAGTTGTTTGTTTATTTTTTCAACATTAGCATTACCCGTGAGAGCGGATGTTTTACCGCTAGCTATGTCTAGGCCAATCTTATCACTAGATATTTTTGCTTCGGCTTGAAGTTTTCCTAATGAATTTGCGAGAACAACCTTCTGGAGTTCCGCCGAGACATTTTCAATTCTTTGTTTCGCCTCGCTAGATATGGTGGGGCTTGAGGATAACAGTTCCAAGTCTTTAATCTTCGACTCAATAGAGTTCGCGGAAGACTCGAACGTAAGAAGTTCGATTTCTTTTTGCGTATCCAAAAACTCCTGAATAGATTCGGGCGAAAAACTGCCCGTAAATTTATTGATTCGAGAAAGAGTATTTCCAAAGAAGGACGATCCTTGGTTCCCTTTTTGTGGAGCCTCCTTTGGAAGAACAGAAAACGCCAAACCTAATTGAGAAATAACATCTCTCGATTGGCCAGCATCCTTTGCTAGCTTAATGGTAGAAATGTTTTTGGCAATATTATCCAAGAAAAGTTTCAAAACTTCTTCTTGTAATTTGTCAAGTCCTAAATTTTTGATGTCTTCTCCGCTAATTTTTGAAATTCCCTTTGAGGTCAGAAACTCACGAAGGCCAACCTCTGTTTGGTTGGAAAGTAATTGGAGGCTTTCTTTAATTTCGGTTGTAATGGATTCGTCTATGTTTCCAAGCGTTTCATCTATAAGGCCATAAATTGGTCTATACGCGCCTCCGACTCCACCGATCATAGCTGTGCCCCCAACAATACCCTCCTTCTTGCCCCCCGTTTTAGTTTGAGATAAAAGCTCGTCTAGTCTTGCGCCCAGTAATTCGTTTGCAATATCATCTTGGTTTTTGCCGCTGGTATCTATTCCTTTTAATTTCGCCTGTCTTTCTCTTTGGGCAACTTCGAGTCTTGAGCGAAATCCTTGAGAAACTTCTTCTGGGTTTCTGAGAATTGCCTTCCCAGAATTGTCGAATAAAACCTTGGCATTATCCCTAAACGCTTGCGCAGATTTTTCGGCTTCGGCAGTTAAGCCACCAAAAGCTTCTTTTAGCATTTGGAAACCACTCTTACCAGTCAGCGCTTCGACTACCTGATTCAAGGTGGAGAATATGACCACGCCCTGTCCGAGAATAGGCAAGAATTTCAATAAAGAACCGCCAACGCCAGCCAATCCAGAAACCAACCCAGCGGCTCCAGATGTTATACCGCCGAAAGCTCTGCCTGCTCTAGCGGAACGAGAGTTGGATAGCACTCCGTTTCTTTTTTTCTTTACAGGCTTTCTGCTTTTTACATCAAATATTTGATTGCCAAATTCATCTAATTGATCTACGGTATCTCCAAATTCTGCAAAATCAGCAGCCGAACCTTTGCCGCTAACCCCAGCGCGAGCGCCCCTTGAGAAATCGGACGTTCCAGATGTTCCAATGTTTTTGATTTTTTCTCCAGCTTTTTCTAGAGAACTTTTTAGAGAATCGGCGAATCCGCCAGAATCAATTTTACGCAGTTCTCCAATGGCGACTAATCCAAGAGACGCTTGACTTAATGCTAGAGATAATTTACCAAATTGGCTTTCTGTCCCGCCAACCGCAGCCGTAATACCATCGGTAGCAGCTTGCAAAAGAATCAATTTGCCAGCAACTTCGACTAATGATTTTTTAGCTTTTTCTGTTACTGGAGCAAGACCGCCATCGGGAGATAGCGGGCCATTTTGGGAGAAAGCGGCGAAACCTCCTTTCGGAGGATTAGGCCCACCACCAGAGCCGCCCCCACCAAGACGACCTTCTAAGCGTTTTCTTAGAGACTCTTTAAGGGCGTCATTATTTACTCGCTGGTTTTGGGAGAGTGGTTTGTTAAACTTGCTTGTGTCGGCACCGTACTTTTCAAATAACAACCCTTCATTTGAGGATAGTAAGCTAGCCGCTAATCCGCGTGTAAGCTGCCGAGTTTTAAGCTCTCTAATTAATTTTTGTTTTTCAATTGGGTTCTTTTCCGTTTTTAACTTAAACTTCGTTTCGCCAATATTTACATCTAGGGAATTTATATCTCTTCTATTTCTAGAGGCTTCATCCTGCAATCTCTTTTGACGGGCTTGTTCGGCTCTTCTTTTATCGCCATCTATTTGTTTTCTTTGGTCGAAAACTTTGTTTTTGCGAATTTGCTCTAGCTTTTCTGGTGTATATACGCTGCTAATGTTGAACGGGTCTTTTTGGAATGGCTCAAATTTCCCGCGACGGAAACCTAGTCCAGAAAGTTCGGGGGAAGAGTTGAATCCAGTTCCACCCTTATTCATCATCGCAAGGTTAGGGCCACCGCTTTTTACAAAAGCATCTTGCGCTTGAGCCATTTTCATTTGCGCCGCAGCAGCGTTTTGAGCAGCAATAGCCTCGTCCTTCATGGATTGGGCATGTTGCTTGCCCAAGTCAATCAAAAGCTTAATGGACTTCGCTTGTAAATCCATTGCTCCTATAAAATTCCCCAGAGCAGATGAAATATTTCCCGCAGAAGCGCCAGCATCAACCAAAAGCTCAATCAACAACTGAATATTCAACTCCGCACTCTTTAATTCGGTTCCGCCTATGAATTGGCCTTTTTTATTTTGGATAGTGGCTTTTGGAGCAGAAAACCCGCTCGCCGCTCTTTTGCCCATCATATCGGGATTAAGAACGCCAAACTTTCCGCCGCCTAAATTAACCACGCTCTCCGAAGAATTGGCCACCATTAAACCCTTATTCCCGCCGCCAAGAGGGAAATTAGGCATAACGACAACCTTTGAATTGGAGCTTGCGCCGCCAACTCCTTTCTTAATGTCATTCATCTCACCAGATACGAGGTCTGGCAAATATCCTTCGGCGCTTCTTTTGCCTCTAAGAGTTGGGCCAGTTTCGCCCACTCTAAGTCCCGCGCCAAAAACAGAACTAGCCACAACTTTAGAAACGGCTCCCACTTGTTGTGCGGAGATAGCCTGTTTGGCCCATTCGGCAGAAATTTGCCGACTAAGATTCAATCGCGCCGATTCGCTAGTTAACAAAACATTTAAGTTAACACCAGATTGCTGAATATAAGCAGCGATACTTTTTTGAATAGCCGCTTGCTCTAAAGAATTTTTATTTAAACCTAAAAAGGTTTTTCCAGCCTCAATAGCGAAACCAGCAAAATTAGCGCTAATTTTGCCAATTGCGATTAAGATGGCGCTAAAAGTCGCGGGTGAGAACAGAGCGCCACCAAGTCCACGGCCAAAACCTTGCACTAATTTGCTAAAATTATCAGTTCCATCAATGATTCCTTGAAAAGAATCTCCTATCTCAATCGCAGAGTTTAGCAGGCTAGATAATGGGTTGCTCACGCCAATTTTACCTAGTGAATTTAAAAACTTAGCCAATTGAACATCCAAAGTGTTTAATTTGGAAGCTAGAATAACAGACAATTTGGCATTCGCATCTAACGCATTATTTCCAGCACCAGCGGATGTTTCTCTATTTTTCTTAAATAGGGACATTTGATCGTTAACATCCTCCAATCCTTGAATAAGAGAAGCGGCGGCGTTGGTTTGATATTGGCCGAATATATTCTTAATGGCATCAAGTTGACCCTCTTGAGGAAGCGCTTTAATTGTCTTTCCCAAGTTGGCCATGATTTCAACAGCCGAGAGAAGACCGCCGCTTTCATCTCTTATTTTAGTCATGCCATCACCAAGAGACTCTATATATTTTATATTGTCTGGATCGTATAGGCGAATGTTTAACGATTTGAGAGAGTTACCAATTTGAGGGCCACCGCGAAAGGTAATTTCTTGCAATGTGGCAATTGAAGCAACAGCGTCATCAATATTTTGGCCCGTCAATTGAGCCGTAGATGCCATACGCTGCAAGCCCTGAATAAGGTCGGCGGCACTTGCAGCAGCATTATTGTCCACTGCAACAAGTTTATTAATGATCGTAGTCGAATCAATGGCGGTCTTATTGAAGGCGTTAATGGTTGATGTTATTCCCTCTACAGCCTCTTTATAGTCGAGGCCAGAAATGCGAGACAAAATCAATGCATCGCGGGTTCTTTTTAAAGCCTCTACTGGTTTGATACCTTGACGACTAAATTCCAACATTGCATCAGCAGCGGTTTCCCAGCTTTGCCCAGTTTCTCTCGCTACTTGGAAAATTTGATCGCCTACTTGCTCAATGGTAATTCCAGCTTTTTTAAGGTCTTTCTCCGCGACGATGTTAACTTTTGTCAAAGCTTTTTCAACTTCAACAGTAGTTTTAACAAGCGCCAAAAATGAGCGCCGCATTCCTTCAATAACCCCAACAGCAGTTCCGAATGCCAATACGCGAGCATTGGCCGCTTCCATCGACTTTGTAAATTGGTCTGCATCTTGGCGAATTCTACCAAGTGCCGCGCTACCTGCCTTCAATCCAGAGCTATCAAAGCCGCCAATCTTAATCTTCTGAAACGAAGCGCTAACCTTATCGGCCAAAACCTTAGCCTTCGCCTCGGCTTGGCGAATTTCAAGATCAACGCTTGCTGGTATTTTAAGATTTTCGGCCATAGTCCTTTATCAAGGTAGTTACACCTTTATTTTGACAATAGATTAGCCATTTGCGTAGCATCCATTTTGCCGCCATTCTTTTTAAGCTCTTCGGCCAAATCAATCTTCTTAGCGGAAGGATCGTAATAGTCTAGGTCTTCTTTTGTCGCGCCGACTACACCAACGGTAGAATGTTTGCTCCCTTTTGAGGAATTTTTGTCTCTTTTCTTTTGAGATTCAACAAAATCAAGCAACTCTTTCGGCGATTTTCTCACAGAATCGGGGATGTTTTCCACGTTTTGTAGGATATTTAGGAACATTCTGCCGTAGGCCAGCATCTTTAACTGATAAATACTCAACGAAATGACCGAACGGCCAAAGAAATCAAACGGTTTCTCTGTTTGCGCCAAATATAAGGAGAAGGCATCGCTTAGGACTACTTCTTGGATTTTTTCGTCAGTCATTCTTTCTGTCAAGCCATAGTATTCTTTCATGAATGGCGACAAATCATCAATCTGGTCGAACTCTTCTTCCGAGTATTTTAATTGCCGACATTCTCTATCGAGATACAAGACATTGCGGATAAACTCCTCATTCGAGTGAGAAACCGCATAATCTTCCGCCGTTTTACCAAAAGGTGCAATGGTGCAGATTAATTCGCGCCGCTTGTTGATAATCACATTTAATTCTTTAGTTTGGGCGTCGATTGTTTTTTGGGTGGAGTCTTTTTGGCTCTTTAGTTCTAGGGCTTTTTTGGTATTGGAAAGTGTTTCGATGTAGGCTTTCTTTTCCTCAATATCCAATTCTTCTTTATCCGTCCAAAGGTTGGATGCTTTCAGTCGTTCAAGGCAAGTTTTCTCCGTAGGGACAGACTTTAGAGCCTTCTCCTTCTGTTTTTCGTAAGCGTCTGCCAATACCTTTTGATCACGCAAATTAATATGGCGCAAATAAACGGCCCCATCCAAAATCGGAGTGAGGCCGTCAAAGATTTCGCAGATTATCGAAGAATGATCAGTCATCAACCTTTTCGTCCACTTTTTCATCTACCTTCTCGATAGACGCCATACGGGAAGCGAATTCTTCGGCAGTGATCCCCATGTTATAGGCGTAGAGAGCGCTGGTTAGGGCGATTTTTTCTTTTGCGGCCAAATAGATTGGGGTTGGACTTTCTTCCAATTCAAAGTAGAATGTTTCTTGATCTTCAAACTTGGAACCTTCAAACATCTTTTGCGGCTCATCGTTTTCCCTCTGGAAGTAGATGAAGTTGACGGCGAACCAAGTCGTAAGATCGGTTTCAGCCTTGGATTCGGCGGTTAGGGCGAATAGGGAGGTTTTATACTGGTGAAGCTCAATAATCTGATTCTGTAAGAGGGAGAATTCATCCTTTAACTTCTTGATTTTTTGCTTAACCGCTTTCTTGGGTTGAGTGCCAGCGATTACGAGTTCTTCTTGAACCTCATAGAGACGAGTTTGAACTTTGGCCAATTCTTTGGAGCTAGAATCAGAGATTAGTCCGCCGTTGTCTGAATACTTATTCAAAAGCATGGCGCGAGTCATGAGTTTCTTCTCTTGGATGTAATAGTTCACGCGCATAGCGTAGAACAATTCAGCTTCGCGGGTGTCAATTCGAGACGGTTTCTTGAACAGGAATTTTACGGGCGATTCTACAATTTCGGTAGTTTCGACAATAGCTTCTTTGCCGTCAACGGTTTGGGGCTTTTTGACCTGTTTTTCGGTCTTTTCAGTGACGGAGAATTCGTATAGGGGAGTGATTTTAGCCATGGTTTATTAATATTAACGTTTAAAGGCAGAACGACACGGAATAATTGTCGATTTCTAGATCGGATTCGCGGATAATGTCATTCCCCTTATCAAGAATCTTCTTGCGAAGACGTTTATACTTATCCTCCGACAATGGATTTCCCACGACTAAGATAGGAATATATTCGGGCGGTAGTTTCTCCAACAGATTTCCATAGAACTCATCATGAGTTGCTTTAACTTCGGCCAAAAGCTCTAATTGTTCTTTAAACAGGGCCGTGATGAAACGACGCTGCCTTTTTTGAAGAGAGTCCTTTGCTTGCATATGAAAATCCTTAATCCTAAAAAGCGTTACACGAAAGCGAGTGTAATTACTTTTATGGCAATCAGTTATTTAACCCAAGACCAAAAGAACACAATTAGTGCGCTGATTGACAATGTACATCAAACGTTTGCCGTTGACGTTACCGCTTTTCAGATTAGCAAAAAGACGGCCCTAACTACAGACCCCAACTTTAATTCCATTTACCGCCAAAACTCGGCCCAAGTCGCAACTACAGAAAGGTCTTTGACGTTCAAAGCTCGTATTCGCTATATAAAAATGGGAGAAGAATTAATGACTGAATCGGACGGCTCAAACGCCACAAGCATTCAGGGACGAGTGATTTTGCCCGTTGGCAGCGTAAAAATGAAGGTGGATAACACTGCTCACGAATTTATCAAAACCGCCAAACGTGTAGAAATCGAAGGAAAAAGATTCATTCTTAGCGGCAATGGAAGAAAAATCGGTATGTTCGACAAATCCCAATACTGGGAATACTTTTTAACGCCAACGGATTAGTATAATAGATGAAAAACCTTTTAGCAAACACCTTATTCGCGGCACTAAACAATAAAACTGTGGGAGTCCTAGTTAGGACAAATAAAGACGCCAAGTTATTTTTAGATTCCATCAATGAATCAAAGCGTCAAAATCCAGATTGTAAGGTTTATATCTTTTGCGTTAAGGATATTGAAAATAAATTTAGAGGATATAGAATTCAAACTCTAATTTCTTCAATTCCAGAAGGCGAAATTGACCAAAAAACAATGGAGGAATGCCTTATCCCCCTCCTTTCCATCTGCTATGACGCTACAGAAAGAATGACCATTGAAAATAAAACGGGCGGCAAAATTCAAGAATCTCTAATTAATAAGCCTAAAATTGTTTTTGTCAACGACTAATGGCCCGAAAAATCTCACTAAAAAGAGTAAGCGATTTCATTCGCCGCAAAGTCACGGAGAGCAAAATCGTCCAATTTGCCCTACGAAAAGTTCTAGAGGCCAGAATCCGCCCGCTCTTTAACCAAATCCGCCAAGAAATGTTAGACGAATTCAACGACCACCCAATTACAAAAGAAATAGAAATGGGGCCAAAACTAGGCTACCAGTCTAGGTTTTTGCGCGGGTATGGTGATTTGTTTTCGTTTATTGGCTTTAGCAGGGACGATGATCCGATTAAGCCTATACGAGAAATTCTTAGGGGTTTGAGGCTGTATTCTGTCACGTCCAAAGGATTAGACCATGTATATGAGGTAAGAAATTATCCTACGGCGCAAGATATTTTCCGCGTTACACCCATGCCGTGGAAAGATGGCGCATCTTGGGCGCAAGGAATTGAAAGGGGCATTTCTGGGTTAGGCCAATATCTTAATGTCGAATTTGAAGGTGGCCGCTCAAAAGCTGGTATTCAGGTAAAGACCAAGAAAAGTTTTCGCCCCGCCTTTCAAGAAACTCCCTATATTACTGAAATAGTTAAAAAATATCGCGCCAAATTCCTAGCAATTTCCAGCCTCAAACTACTCGGCATACCAAAATTATGATCTTACCCCAATTTATTCACAAAGTTAATTCGTCATTCTTTCTTTGGGCCGACCACATCCTCTTAGATAGGGGCCAAGCCTACACAAACACAACTGGTGCTTTCACCAATTATACAGACGAAAAGTTGCCAGATGCTTTTGAATCCTTTGGTTGCCCGCACAAAGAATGGGTGGCGGATTCTTCCGTGTCTGGGGCGGTTGTGCCGTCTGGATTTTATGTCGGCGGGACTTTTCAAGCTAGGGCCAATTCGTTCAACCTTGACTTTATTAACGGGCGCGTGATTACAAGCGGAATCAGCGCGTCTCAGTCTATCACTGGCTCATACTCCGTCAAAGACTTCAATATCTACTCCACGAATCAAGATGAGGAAAGTTTAATCGTTGAAATGTGCGAAAATTATTCGGCCCAATACAATACCATTGGCACAGACATTTCTACGCCATATCTTCCGCCGTATTCCCAGAAAGTTCCCGCTATTTTCATCAACACTCAAACGCAGGAAAACCTTCCCTTTGCTTTGGGCGGTTTGGACAACTCTAAAGTTCGTGTAAACATGACAATCTTTGCTAAAACACCATACGAACTAGACGGCGTATTAGGGCTTTTTGCCGACACAAGCGATGAGGTTTTCAAGGAGTTGCCTCTAGAATCGGCCCCTATGACTGAATGGGGCGACATTAAAAACGGCAATTATAATTACAATAACTTGGTGGCCGCAAGCGGAATCCATAATATTTCCATTGACTCCGTGAAAACAAGCAAAGTTTCCGACTCTCTAAAGAGAAGCCTTAAGACAGAACTATATATTGGTTTCGCCGATTTTGAGCTTTCTCAACCAAGAAACCCCAGAGTTTAAAGTTTTCGGCAAATTTTTAGTGTAACAATCAATAACCCTTTCTAAAATAATATGGCAAAAAATCGTTCCCTCTATAATGCTCTTGGCGTTTATGCGTCCCAATACGTCACTAGCACTGGTAGCGGCCAGCATGTTCAGCTAAAACGTGTTCAAAGCGTTGGTCACTCGTCCGAAATTAATCGTACAGACGTTCTCCAGTTAGGAGACTTGGCCAGAATTGGAGCTATCGTCACCTCTCCCCCTACTGTTTCTGCCGATTTGACCTATCTTCTCTCTGACGGTGCGGTTGAAAAGGCTCTTGGTTTCTATGTTCAGAATCCAAGCTCTCTTGGTGAAGCAAACTTTGCGTCTGGTCAGATGGTTTCTTCCAGCGGCCTTAATCTTTTCGTTATTGAAGGCTCGGAAGGTTTCGACTTGAATCGTGAAACTTCTCTTTCTGGCAAAGCCGTTGTGGGCCTTGGCAACTGCTTCCTTTCAAACTACTCTGTGGAAGCTGCTGTTGGCGGATTCCCTACTGTATCCGTCTCCTTCGACGCATCAAATAAACTTGCTGATTCTTACTACCATTTGGGAGCAATCACTGG